AGTGTTTTAATTTTATGATCTAAGCTGGTCATGTCCGCCCAACTTAGCCTTGTCTAATTGAATTATTTTTTTCCTAAACGGTAACTTTTGACTTTGTGGATACGCATAGCTAGGAGATAGGCATAAAGGCTTAAACTTGGAATAATACCAGTTTAGAGCAGATTCGTCAATCCACACCGGGACGATTCCATTTGAAAGATCAATGTCTAATCTTTTTTCAAGAATCATTGACATTTCCATGTACTCAAATGTTCTACCCCCACTTAAACAACCCTGATAGTAAACCTTGCCCTCCTTACGCAGAATTGAAACTAGTGACGATTCGTTTCTTTCATAAGAGTAATCCCTTTCAGGCTTATTAAAAAAACCTGGATGATTGACTCCAACTAGATACGAATGTTCTCTTTTCGGCAGAACTTCTTCTCCTATTTTTTCATGAAAAATCATATTTGCATTGAAAAAGAAGCAGTAATCATGATTGAGTATTTGGTCCTTTATTGAGTTGAAGAATTTGAATCTAAACATTGAATCGTAGGGCCAACCTATCTTTTCTTGGAATATCTTTACGATATTTCCGCCTGAAGATATTGACTCGTCGTCTGTAAACACATAGTAAACCTTTTTATAGTTCTTAAGAAATTTACTCTCGCAACTTTTATAAAAGTTATTAAAGAAGACAGAATACTTTCCTATACCAATATACAATATTGCAATAGTCTTTCCTTTATTTAATTTTTTATCTTTTGATATTCGGCTAGTTGACATTAAGAGTGTTGTGTTTTTAGGTCGCTAATTCTATAGTCCATTAACACATTTGGTAAAATTTTAAAAGTAGAGCCTTTGGCTAGAAGTCTTTTCCACATAGAGAAGTCGTCAGCTGGAATCTCCTCAGATCGTAAAAATTCAGAGTAAGTAAGAAGCTCTTTAGAATAACAACACGCCGGATGGGCAATGATGTTGTGATTTTTTGAAAACTCTTCAGCTATCGCTAGAGTATGAAATTGAGTGGGCTGCATACGGTTAACCTTGTCAAAGAAAGCTTGGTAATTTCCGGACATTACTGCAACAGTTGGATCAAAACTTTGAACTTGAAGTTCAAGTCGATCAAGCGGATACACGTCGTCTACGTTCGTATTGAAAACTGCATCGTAACCGGATTCAAAGCAATGTGAGACTAGAAAATTGTGAGCCTGTGCATGATCTTGCATGGCAATCGACATGAAGTTAGAATTTTCAAAAATTCGACGAGAATCTCCGCCATAATTTAATTCAATGATGTCGAAGTCTCGGTATGTCTGATTTAATATTGAGTCTCTATACTCATTTATCCAATCAGTTGGATAACGGTCGAGATTTTTATGAAAGCTTATTACGGCTGATCTCATGATCGTATTTCTTTATGATTTTTGTCTAGTAATAAAATTTTGCAAGGAAAGTCCTGGCCTTCCCAAGAAGCATAGATCCTTGGATTATTCTCTGGGTAATGATATGATGGACTTAGCACCCGAGTTGGTTCAACAAGCGTAAAATACTTGTTTATCGCAGATTCATCGTGCCATACTGGAATTCTAGCATTGCGCTCCTCATAGTCAATCGCGTCTTTACACCAGTCCATCATATTAACGAAACTATCCTTGGCTAGGCAATAGAATCCTCCGCCGTAGTAATTTCGGGCAATAGTCGAATCAACATATACTGCTGATTCTGGACGGTCCTCGAAGGTTCCAATGATGTTTAAATATCCGCAGTGTTGAGTAACCGTTCTAGGTGTTAAAATTTCAGTTCCGATTTGAGAAGTAATCAAAGTGTCGGCATCAATATATGCCAAATAATCTTGAGTCAATGATTTTGCATATTTACTAAAGAAGTGAAATCTATGTAAAGTCGGATATGGGAACGGTTTGTGATCGATCTTGTGTATTGAATAATTATTTACAGACAGAGCCAAAGATGGCTTCTCAGTAAATATATGATAGTGTTTTGCGTTATTAGGCAGAACGTATTTTTCAATTGACTCTATTAGAGGATTGACGAATATGTCGTATTTGCCAGTAGCGACTATCAAAAAACCTACACTAGCTGAGTGCTTGTTGCTCTCGTTCTCATAATCTGTATGTAGCTTATAATATGAAGGTTTAGTAGAGCTCATCGATTGACTGGTAATGAAGTGATTTGTTGACCTATTGAAATTCTCAGCGATGTTTTGATAATTTACTTCACGTCTTTCGATATTACTAAAGCCGGCGGTTTGAGTAAATTGTAAAGGATAACTAGCAACGCATGAAAACTTGTATTGAGCATGGGTTGCTAGCCATTCGTCAAGAATTTCAAATTCTTTCAAATCCACTGATTTTATGAAGTGATCGTAAAAGGACGAGTTATATGCAATTGAATGAGTAGTGTAAGCATTTTTGACTTTGGCCAAGTTATAATCTATTTGGTTCAAAGGGTCTAATGGATTACAGCCTAAATAGAAAATGTCCCATTTAATTTTCTTGAGTTGAGATATTGATTTGACAAGATTTTCAATACTTCCTATGAAGCTCGCATCATCTTCGAACACTAAAATTCTAGATAGGCCTTGAGCTTTTGCTGATTTAACTGTTGAATAGTGAGATAATTTACAGCCCTCGTAACCTTTATTTGGAATATTGATTGCTGAAAATACCTCAATTTTGTGATTTATGAAAAATTGGCTGAGTCCAGCAGAGGCTAATTGCTTTTTAAATTCAGTTAATCTATCTAACCGGTGTTGTAAATTAATAACGTATATTCTATCAAAATACATTAGAGCTGACTCAATCGAAAGGTCGACTAGGCTAGAATTCTGATCAGGTTCAAAGCTTATGTCAAGATTAATTGGTTCTGGCTCAGGAGATATTAGAGTCGAAACCGATTCTATGACAGCGGTCGTTATTTTACTTAGCACGGACGCTTTAGGCACGTGGGTTTTTCTGGTTGCCCAGATCTTTTTATGAATTTGCGAAGAGGTTACGGTGTCAGATAAGTCTAACGCAATAATTCTATTCTCAATAAGCTCATCATTCTCTGATGGAGAGCTAAATATGAATTGCTTATCATAAATGACGGATGTTGAAAAAGGCGCGGCGTTTACGATAACGAATGTGAATTTAGCTTCGGTTGAGCGATCCGTAAAATCGCGATCCAACAAACTATTTACTAGAACATTATGAGTCGGGTCAGTATTTACAATCGTAAATAACTTTGAACTTACTGTTCCATTATGATTTCGATAGAAGATATTATTCCCAGAATATTCAAGAATTGGATTTATTATGAACAGCTGAGGGTCAAATACAGTTACGATGTGACCTTTATAAGAAAGAGCAGTCAAGATGAATGGATCAACTTGATATCGCAAGTTCGAAGCTGAGGCTCTTTTGACTTTTTGAGAGTTGTAATCTGGAAAAACACGGTTGACTTGAGAGTATTTAGAGAGGGCCTTTACTATTTTCAAAGGAACCTCAATTTGTGAACATATCACTATCTCAGAATAAACTGAACTGGAGTTTTTAATCAATGATTCAACGTTGTCTAAAAAGATTTCTTGAACTTGGCTTGAATAGTAGGTAAATAATACTGTTTTCACTTGGGGATTTTACTTTTTCTTATTTATAGACAAGATAAACTTGTTGAAGGTATTTAGTATTATACTGTAAATAGCATACTAGATTTAATCATTGAAAAATTATTATGAAACGTTAGGGGTTGTAGAAACCGCTTCGCAAGATGAAATCAAAAAGGCTTATCGTAAGCTCGTGACCGAACATCATCCTGATAAAAATGGAGGAAGTAAGGAATCTGAAGATAAGTTCAAAGAGATTGCCGAAGCCTACGAAACTGTAGGTAATGCAACCAAGCGTAAGACGTATGATGCTAGTCGTGGCCCAAGAGGTCACCATAATAGTTTCTATGATAGTTTCCAGGATTTTTCATTTGGTGGACGTCGATCTGATTTCAAAAACCTAACCCATACTGTTGATAAATGGGCTTCCATCAAAGAGGTAATGGAAGGAATTTCTTTTGATATTCAGTATTCCATAACCAAAAATGCTGGAGGTTCAACCAGCACCGAGATGAAGAACTTAAAGGTCTCAGTCAATTTAGCCGAGAATGGTTATCCTATCACGGTCGAAAACGGTAGATACTGTATTCTGTTAAAGGTTAGGGGAGGAGGTTCCATACAAGAGGCAAACGAGACTGATTTTTTCGGCAGGGCTAGAAAAATGTTGGTGACTGGTGATCTAATAGTTAGAGTAAACATTGACATGTTGGGACTAGATATTGATCAAAGTGACATTATTCAAAGAATCGAATTGTCCTTACATGATGTATTATTCAGCGAAGAGACCTTATTAGAGAGCCCATTGGGCAAGAAATATCGAATAAAATCATTCAATCGGGACACCCTTAATGACATTACTGTCAGAATACCCAATCAGGGACTTGTTTCAGCCTTTGGTAATAGAGGCAATTACGTATTTAAGATAATTGTGAACAAGCCAGATTTTTCAAAAATTAGTGAAGAAAAACTGCAGATTTTAAAAGACTTGCTACTCGACTTTAATAAATAATGATAGTACTGCTCACCTTATACGAAAGGGGGCACGTATAAATAATCAAAAAAGTCGAATTACGTTGAGTAATACTAAAATCGCTAACCTAAACCAAACGGTCGTTCCGGAAAATTCAGTGTTCATCATTGAAAGAATTAACGAGGCCGTTACTGTAACCAAGGAAACTAACGGTGACGTTATTCTCGAAGGCACTGCTGCCGTTTTTGGAGTCGTAAACGAAAACAATCGTGTATACGAAAAAAACGAGTACTTACCTCACCTACAGTACCTAAACAAGAAGATTGAAGAGCATAGACTCTTTGGTGAACTTGATCACCCACAAAAATTTGATGTTTCCTTAGCTAACGTATCTCACGTAATCGAAGGCCTTAGTTACGATGAAGGTTCTAACAGCGTAAAGATTAGGCTGCGTCTTCTTGATACTCCATGCGGAAAGATCGCAAAGACCCTAGTCGAATCTGGCTGTACAACTTCCGTATCTTCTAGAGCAGCAGGTAATGTTGATCAGAACGGTAAGGTTAAACTACACAAGATATTCACTTACGATCTAGTAGCTGAACCTGGTTTCTCACAAGCTTCCCTATCTCAGGTATCTGAAAGCTTACAAGGCAGTTTCTCAGCAATTTTTGAATCGTTAGATAATCTAAAGACTACGGCAATTACCAACAAATTAATGGATATTTCTGAAAACTTCAATTTTGAAGATTCTGTGAGAATCTATAAAATAAATAATTCTGAAACAACACCTAAACAAAATAATACACAGCAAATGGCTAATGAGTTTGTAACAAAAGACGAGATGAACCAATACTCTGAATTGGTTAAAAAGAAATTCTCAGCTTTACAAGAGAGCATCTCTAAAAACAATAAAGGTCTTCAAAAGATCTCTGAAAACGCTTCAACTGGTGAATCGCCAGTAGTTTCGAAAATGGTTGAGTATGTAAACTACTTAGCTGGCGAAATGGAAAGCCTAGTTGAATACACTAACTACCTTTCAACAATGATGAATCAAAGTGTTAACTACACTGAACACGTTGCAGAAAAAGTAAACAATGTAATCGACTATTCTGATTACTTAGGAGAAAAGGTTCAAAAGAACATTGCTTACTCTGATTACTTAGGACAAAAAGTAAACGAAACGGCTAACTACGCTGAATACGTTGCAGAAAACGTTGAAAAAACAGTAGAGTACGCAAACTACCTAGCTGAGAACGTTGATCTAAGTATTCAATACTCTGAGCACGTTGCAGAACATGCCGAAAACGGAATCAAATTCTCTAACTACTTAGCTGAGAATCTTGATGCAACAATCAAATACTCTAATTATTTAGGAGAAAACTTAGATAAAGGTATCAAGTATTCTAACTATATAGTTGAAACTCTAAATGAAAAAATGATTCCTGGAGCAACAGCTAAGACTCGTTCTCTATTGGGAGAGGTTAAGAAATTAAACGAAAGCGCTGAATTTGAAGTTTCTGAAAATTCATCAGTTGACGATCTAGTTAATGCAGTTGACGGTATCTTAACTCATATTAAATCTAATACAGCAAATGCAGTATTGGAAGGTAAATATCCATTCCTAAAGTTATTAAGCGAATCTAGAAAACAGGCTTTCTATAACTTAGATCAAGAGTCTAAAACTGCAATCGTTGAGACTATGAAAGGTGCTATCTTCTTCACGGAAGACGAAGTAGTTAACATTATGGAAGCGGTTCTTAACAAGCAAGTTGAAAACACTCCTAACTACGTTAAATTCATGCCTGCTCAATACAAAGAACTATACGAAAGCATGACAGACGGTGAAAAAAATTGGATTTCAGCACAAGCTAACAACATGATGTTGAACACTCCATATCAAGTTAAAGCTTTCTGGGATTCACGTAATCTTAGAGGAATTAGTGAAAGAATTGCTACCCAAGCAAATATAAATAATCAAACAATTAACGAAAACCAAGGTAAAGAAGGTTATGTCTCGTTAAAACAAGTCAATGAAAGTCTAAGAGGCTACTCTAATTCTTACATTGAAATGCTCCAAAGAAGAGCACAAAACTAAAAAAACATTTTAAAACAAAATGGCAACAAAAATTTTCAAAAGATTGAATGATTCTTCAATCAAAGAAACATGGGCTCCAGTTTTAGAAGGTTATGGCGCAGACATCAACGCTCGTCCTTGGTTAGTTGACTTAGCTCACAACCATGCTATCTTCGATAACGCAGGTGCTATCAATGAAGCTGCTGCTGCTCCAGGATTATTCCTACAACAGCCAGGTTCAATCAGCGCAATGGGCGCTATTTCAGCTCCAACTTCTTCAATGACTCCGTTCACTGGTGGTGGTGCTACTAAAGCAGGTTACGGTGCAAACGTATCAGGTTCTGGTGATAAATTCCCAAGCCTTTTACCAGTAGCTATCCAAGTTGCTGCTAAAACTATTGGTTTCGACCTAGTTGGTGTAGTTCCTATGGATTCTCCTGTAGGTTTCCTACCTTACCTAGATTACGTATACCAAGGTGGTAACGTTGACAAACAATACGAGCCATTCCTAGTGAAGCTTACTGGCGCGGTATTAGCAGGTGCTGCTGGTACAGGTTTGATCGCATCAATCACTGCGGGTACTATCTACGGTATCGATGGAGCTCTAACTGATGACTTGATCATCCAATACGTTGGAAGATCTCGTGTTGATGGTACTCCTATCTTCAAAGTAATCTCTGCTACTGATTCATCTTCTAATTCTATCCAAGACTACTTAACTACTGGTTCTCCAGTTCTTAAAGCAGTTGGTGCGATTAGCTCTGGTGCTTATACAGTAACTGGTTCTACTCTATTCACTTTCTCAGGTTCTGAGAAATTCGAATTAGTTTCAGCTCTTGAAAACCACATCTCTGGTTTCACTTCTCTAAGTGATAACGAGTGGACTGGTACAGGTTCAACAGGAGCTACAGACGTAGACGGTCCTTTCTTAGGATCTACTGGCTCTCAAGCTAACTTCGGTGGAATGAGCCGTGCTGACGCTGAGGTTTCTAAATTCCGTCAAATGGGTCTTCGTATGTTCACTAAGTTCATCGAGGCTAAAGGCGACCAAGTTGCTATCTCTGCAACAGTTGAGCAAATCCAAGATCTTAACAGAGTTTGGAATTTTGACGTAATCTCTATGTTGGAAAACGTAGCAGTTAACGAACTTGCTCAATCTATCAACAAGAAATTGGTTGACAGAGTATTAACTTTAGGTGCTACTCACAAAACTGCTCTTGAAGCGGTTGAAGGTGCTAACATCTGTAACCTTGACCTAACTGTAGGTTCAACTGGTTTCGAGAACATCTCAACACTACAACGTCGCGTTGTAACCAAAATTCTTGAAATGGCTAACTTGATCTATCATAGAGGTCGTTTCGGAGCTGGTACTTACATCGTAACTAACGGTCGTGTTGCATCTGCTCTTGCTGATGTTGCTGGTTACTCTTTCGCTCCATTCAACAACGATCTACCTTCTACTCCAGGTCAATTGTATCCTGCAGGTAAAGTACATGGTTTAACCATCTACGTAGATCCTAACTTGTCTTTCAGCGATAACCGTATCCACATCGGACGTAAAGGTGCTGACGAAGAACCAGGTGTTAAATTCTTACCTTACATCATGGCTGAGTCTCTTCAAACTATCGCAGAGGGAACTTTCTCTCCTAAGATCGGTATGAAGTCTCGTTATGCAATCACTGAGGCTGGATGGCATCCTGAAACTCAATACATCACTATGGAAGTAACTGGCCTAGGAGTATTGACTGGTTCAACTCGTCCTTCTGCTTCTTACTAATCGTAACAACGAAATAGGACAATAATAAAAGGCTCTCCATTGGAGAGCCTTTTTTTTGTTTTTATGATTCGAGCTCAAATAAATAATATTCCTAAAGACACCATAAAATAATAAAACACAATGAGCAAATCAGTTCTAAGCTACGGCGAATTCCTTCTTGAAAAGAAGTCAATTGATCAACAAATGGCTGACCTGCCTACAGGTAAAGGTTCTAAGTCTAACAAGTCAGTAGACACTAAAACTTCCGATCTTCCTAAAGGAAACGGTAAAGCAATCAGCAAATCAGTTAAACCTGAAATGGCTGGTCTGCCTAAAGGTAAAGGTAAATCAATCAACAAAACAGTTGACGAAAAGACTTCTAAGTTACCTACTACTAAAGGTAGTGCAATTAAGAAAGAAGTTGAACCTAAGATGGCTAAATTAGTTATCAAAGGAAAGGCTATCAACAAGAAAGTTGAGCCGAGTATGGCTAAAATGCCTAAGTAATAAAAAAGCGATCCTGAAATGAAAGATCAAAACAAGCATAAGGTTCAATCCTTTCAAGTTTATGTAGTTCAGGAAAATTCTCTTAAAGATCTAGTCGGTAAGACGGATGATGAGGAATTGGACTTGGATGATGCGCGAAGCATTGGAAAGAAAATCTCTAAAATGAAGGGAGAAGACCGTAAGAAGTACGTTGGAATCGTTAATTTCATGGGGGCTTCTTGCAGAATTTACAATGAAATTTGGGCTAACTACAAGCCGGTTGACCCAACTCGAAAGAAATCTAACCGTGGAAAAGAATTCCAGGGAGAAAAAGAAATTGGATAAGAATTGGCAGAACAAGGCGTAATAGCAGAATCAATAATCAGTTTCGCAATCACTTGGAAGAACCCAGGAAAAGGTCAACAGCCTCTATGGGATCAAAACAAGCAATCGATTGAGATTCATGAAACTGACGTGTATCCTGACTTAAAGTACAGTTCAGCATACGGTGCTCCACAGTACGTGAAGTACACATCAGGGTCTCTTCTAAATGAACTAATTCTTGAAATCAATAAGATCATTGATTCAAAAATCGCAATGACGAAGAAGGATCAGAAAAAGGAAGAACCTGCTAAGAATGAGGCAGCACTACCTCCAGGCCCTAACTCTCCAAAGGCATTGGGATCCGGAGAAGAAGAGGAAGAAGATGACTCTACTCAAAAAGCTCTTCCTGTAGGACCAGCTGCCCAAAAAGCATTAGGTTCTGGCGAAGAAGCTAGCGACTCTACTCAAAAATCCTTACCAGCGGGACCAGCTGATTCTAAACAACTAGGCCAAGGCTCTTCTGGAGGTGACCTGGTTAAGTACAATCAACCCCAACCACCGGCTGTGATAGACAATAAGCCCAAGGAAAATGATGACTCTGAGGTGAAGACTGAGGAACCTAAATCGGATGTCTCTGGAGAATATGCTTACACGGTAGTCGTTCGTGGAGACAAGTTAAGATTCATTGAAGGTCAGCAAGAACGTGGAGCCTACTCGGCTGGCGTTAAGTTCCTGTACAAAATATCGAATAATTTAACAAAGAAGGTGTCTGGAGAACAGGTTGATAATAAACCTAAGATCTGGGCAGAAATTTCAATGGCTGGAGCATTCGGAAGCAAATTCAAAATGGAGTTTGACGAATTTAATGAAAAGGAATTTAGATTTGGTGGAAATTTGCTTGCTCAGATACTTCCGTCTATTGAACTAAGTTTTACCCCTGAAGTTAATACAGTATACTCAAAAGAAAAGCCTGAACTTGATTTAGCCGACGTTATTAAGGCAACTAACATAACGTTAGGTAGTAAGTCTACTTCCGAAATCAAGTCGATTCAAAAGCAAATACAGAAAGAACTGGCCGCTAGGGAACCTGATCAAAAAGAAAAGGCCCCTGATAAACAAGTGGATCAGGCTCAGAATAAATAACTAAAAAATAAAAGACATAAGATGGCAGGTCTACCACATTTTAAAAATTCAGCAGCAGGTCCCGGTAAGTTTGAACCTATTTACCTTAACCAGTTCGAGGTTATCATTACCCCGCCACCTGCAGTGTCTGGAAAAATTGGTTTCGGTAACAATCTAATGCTTGAACACGTATTGAAAGTGACTAGCTTACCAGAATACGCAGGTTCAGGTTCAGCAGTTGTTATCCAAAACTATAAATTCTCACAAAGAACTTACGCACCAGCTCGTCCAGCTCAAACATATCACCAATTCACAATTGACTTTGAAGTCAACTTGAATAACGCTAACGATATGTACATTTACAATGCATTAAGAGCATGGGCTGATTTAATTTACAATCCATTAACTGGTCGTCAAGGTCTAAAGACTGATTACGCGGATGCTAACATTCAAATAACTCAATTCAATAGAGCAGGTCTAATCTTTAGAGATTTTGTGTTCTCACCGGTATTTATCGGACCAAACAAAATGACAGAAACCGTTCTTGATTACACAAGTGACGGTATCTATAAATTAACTGCACAATTCACGGCTGATTCTTACACTGAATCAAGAATTGGACAATAAAAATAATCATCTAACTGTATGGACATGTTCAACACTAAAGACAGACGTAATCCTTCAATGGATGATTACATGGATCTTAAGAAACCTGGTTTCGGAGGTCCAAAATCAAAGGAAGACTTTGATACATCAAAAAGAGAAACATTGAAAGGCTACCAGCGAGTAATTGACAGAAATGCCGATTTTGAAGGTGGAAAATTCAACCATAATTATGACCAAACCTGGAAAGCGGTAACTCGTGACCTAATTTCAAGAACGGCAAAGAAAAAACAATTTGACCCAATGTACGCAAAACCAACAATGGCAGCAGTTGACGCTGTAGAAGAAGGAAAAATCCTTCGCTTTGAACAATTCGTTAACGAAGACTTTAACATGTTCGCTGAGGCTGAAGAAGAAATGCCGGCAAACGATGAAATGCCAGCAAACGATGACGATATGCCGTCTGACGAACCAGTAATCGACGAAGAGCAATTAGCCGCTCTAATGGAAGATTTCGGAGATGATCTTAATGACGTCATTGAAGACATCGCTGAAAAGATGGAAATGTCAAAAGAAGACATTTGCGACCTAGTATGTGCAGCAGTTAAGAAACTTTGCACAGAAGAAAGCGATGATGACGATAACCAAGACGATGACGATAACACTATCGGAGACGATGATGATCAAGACGAAAACGCATAATTAGAGAATGATCAAATTATTTGAACAATGGTTAGCTGAGGAAAATATGACACCTGCTCCAAAACTGGAGGAGCCGACTAACTCTGCGA